AGCTATTTGAACTTTCTTGTGGATAACTTTTCCAATGTATCATCTCCGTGATGAACGCCCGGCGCGCGATCCCGGCAACTCACAGCTCACCCCTCGGACCAATATACTTGGGTCACATTCTTCAGGGAGTTCTGGGGAGTTTTACAGCAGGTGTTGCAGCGTCAGGTATATCAAATAGCAAATAATGGCTATTTTCAGCGGTATTAGTAATGTTAATAAGTGATCCATATTTCTAACCAGGACTATATCACATCCCGGGCTGGAAGTCAATGAATATTTTTGGCTGTTTTCTGGGATTTTTATACTTGACAGGAAACCCCGGGCGCGCCCGGTGACCCGGTGACTTATCCACAGGTTATCCACAACTTCGGGTAAATAACCCTTGACGGAGTTTCGGAGTTTTGCGAACTTTCTATTCGTTGCAGTGAACTCCTACTACTCCTACTTTAACGAAGTCTAATTAGTCGTAGCAGTATCGACTTCGTTAGTTTCGGCATTTCTACCGAATCTATTTGCTCTATCTACATTCTCTCTCATTTGGGGAACTATACCATTATAATGCCCTAAAATCGTTTCCAATGTAGCATTGTTAGTATTTAATGCATTTGTAATATTATCAATTGCCTTACAAAGCATTTCAATCTGCTCATCAGTCATATTTACTCCTTTCTAGTTCTAATTCTAATGAACTATGAGCATTATAACATTTTGATTCGTAAAAGTCAACCCCCTAAATTAATTTATTTTATGGGATACTATTTTATCCCATAAAGTATTTACGGGATACTATTTTATCCCATAAAGTATTTACGGGATACTTCCCGTGCCGAAATCCCGGGACCGCGGGAACTAACGCAGCTGCCTCCCAGTCGTGGAACTTGGGTAAAATGGCTGTTTTCTGGGAGTTTTGGAGTTTCAAACCTGTACCTGGGAAGAGTACCCAGACTTCCTGAAGCGAGATGGAAGAAAAAATGGCGGATTTCCGCCGATCATCACCGTGATTTTGTCCCGCGGGCGCCCGGTGCGTTCACCAGCTCGCCACATCTTGTGGGTCAATCCGAAATATTATACCATATAGGGGAGTTTGGGAGTTTGAAGCCCTTGACAGGGAGGGAATCCCGGGACCCTGGGAACTCACGCCACATCTTGTGGGTCGATGTTCTTGGTAATACTACATAAGGGAGTTTCGGAGTTTGGCGACTAATGGTTTTCCCGGGCGCAGCAGCTGGTCATCTGGGCTCGCTACATCTTGTGCCACGGATCTCGGAACAATACTATATGGGGGAGTTTCGGAGTTTGAACTTGTCAGTCACTCGCACCGGGCGCCGGGCGCCCAGCTCCCGGGAAAGTTATCCACAGGTTATTCACAAAATATTAACATTACGAGGGGAGTTTCGGAGTTTTACGCACCACGGAGCACAAATCAAGGTCCGCGAGCCGTCCTTCGTATATCCCGGGCACCGCATCGAGGGTCTTTTGGGACAATTCTTGAGCCTTGGACCCTGAAAACATTTTAACGCCACCTGTGCCCAGGAGCTTAACTAAGATGAATACGGGAGCTCCATGAATGGAATAAATGGTGTTCCACGCCCGTTGAAATGCAGAAATTTGTATTTTATTACTACTTGTTGCAACTTTTAATTCTATGGTAAAGAATCCTGTAACATTGTGAAATATTACGCAATCCGGGAATCCTGGCGTAGCGTAGCTCTCAATTCTAGAATAACAATAACCTTTACCACTGTTTAATAATTTCTTTAAACTCTTCCAGAAGTTTGTTTCCGTCTTTACGGTCATACTTCGTTCGGTCTTTTACTATCCTCGGTCGATACTTCGGTGACGTCCTTAATTCCTCCGCCACTGGATTTCTCTTCTTCCTGAACTTCAAGAACCACTCCTTTTTTATCTTCTTTAAATTTTCCATCCAATCCTAATTCCTTTAAATGTTTTAAAACTTCTTCACGGGACATAGAATCAATAGTTCCCGTTCTGATTTCTTTCCTGTCAATGTACAATCCCGCAGCTTGTCCGCGCAACCGCTCAGCATTAACAGCAGCACTAAAAGACTTATCAGCCAAAGACTTCTCACGAAGCCTCGCCAACTCCTGTACATGCTTTTGTAATTTAACTTCATGCGTCCTATCAATCTCAGCTCTCCTCCTTATCAACGCATTAACAACCTTCGGATACTTTTTAGGGTTTAACAATTCAGAAGCTGTTGTATTTGCTCGATCCTCCTTGTATCCAGCCTGTCTAGCGCACTCCGTGGGAGTTAATCTACCTTCATTTTCCGCGAAAATCTGCACAAATATCTTCTGACGGCTTGTCAATCCTTCCCCGTCTTTAGGGTATTTTAAAGACATGTCTTTGGTATTGGCAGAGGTATTGGCAATGCTCTTCTTGTTCATCGTCCGTAACCTATTGGTATATGTATATATTTACTCATTTTATAATTAAAAAAACACAAAACCTTCTTGCGTCGTTTAGAGTCGTAATACCTTGCCAATACCCTAATAAGTTATATATTTCAATCATTTATAACAAAAGGTATTGCGGTATTGGCAATATCCCGGTAAATGAAAAAATAAAAAAGTTTTTTTCACTGAGATCCCTATTCACAATACCATAATACCACGTTTCATGTGATCTTTAAAGGTAATATAACCTCTTTCACGCAAGCAATGCAAGTATCTATGAACCCCGGATTTTGATCTTAGCCCACACAACTGTCTTAATTCCTCGTAGCTTGGGGCGTGATCATTTGTTTTTAGATATTTCTTAATGATGTCAAGCATTTTTTTCTGTCTTATTGTGACCCCATAAAACTTCTTGACAGGCTTTTTAGATTTATGGTGCGGACGCCTGGAGTGGCGTGTTCTTCCTTTAAAGGGTACAACTACACTCATTTTTTATCCTCATACCCCTTGGCATCTGGGTGTCCTAAATAATCTTTCCTGACTTTTGCATACATTTCATTTGGACCCAATTCCTGAATAGTTTCAGGAGTTATTGAATCATAGAGTTCCCTTTGAAGTTTCTTGTCCTCAGCTGACATTTTTTGTGGTTTGTACTTGTAGGCTGGAAGCTTTGACCACGTCACCCTAATTCCAAGGGGTGGACGCCAAAGTGTTACTCCGGCCTTATTTTGATGTGTTCCAGTCCAGGAATCCGGGCCGTGGTACTTATTTGTGACATATTTGTAGCATTCGTCAATGCTGCTAAACTCAACAATTTCCTTGCTCAGCAGTTCCGCGTCCTTCCATACATTAATCTCGAATCTCTCCATATACCTTTCCTAAATATTCTATTTTCTTAACCCAACCTTTTGGAATCGTAATATATCTTCCTCCCTCCTTATCATTTGGATCCAAGCACCAGGATCCCATAATTGTAACTCGCTCATCATCATTTCTTATCATCCAACCAACATCAACACATGTTGCCAACTTGGCGTCCATCATTTTGTCCAGAGGCACCCATCCCGTATCGCCGTCCATGGCGTCCATCCAGGTTATGCGGACCATCGGCCAGCAATCCGGATATTTACTCGATGGTGAAGTGTTCTTCTTTTGTCCCGTGACCGTTTCGCTCAAATTTTGCATTGTCCTCATCATCCCTGTGTCTGTGTCCTTCCGTTACCACTTCCATGATCTGCGCCTTCGTCTGAAGGCGAACCTCATAATCCTGGAATACCACTACCCAAAAGCGTGCCTCGCCACCTTGATTTGTTTTGGCTTTGCCTGCCTTGAAATTTTCCACTGTCTTGCGGAAACCCATGGATAATAATTCTAACAGTCTGGACTTAAACAGCACACGATCGGACATATCCTCGAACCTAACGTACCATGAAGGCTTCTCCGTCAATCCTGTCTTTGGATTGATGGCGCCGTCCTCCACCTGGAACATATCTATGATCTTCAGTGTTGCCATTAGTTTATATTCTCCTGTCCACTCCACTTCCTACTCACCCTACCAAAAGCCTCTTCGACCTTTGATTCATCAAATCCTTCCATAGCCCTTGACTTTTTTCTCTCTTCCCTATCACTGAGGAACTCTTCAATTAAATCAAGGATCATGATAGTGGGAAGAGGATGGCCGTGGACTTTAACCTCGGCCTGTATTCTCCCCACCACATGCGGAAGGTCCTCTAGCTGATTTTCACATTCTAGAGCGATCTTTATAATTTCATTTCCTGCCTTCACTAGTGATTTCATTTCTTTTGCCCTTTTTTATTGCTCTTTATCTTTACGTCCCTTGCGCGTGCTTCCTTATCAATAATGTGCATCATTTCCTGTCCCGGTCCACGGTGCATGCTCATTCCCATCCGCACCAATGCGTCATAGTACGGAACCTTGATTGCCACGGACTTGTACTTGCTCTCTTCAACCATTCTTCTTCCTCGCGAATTGTCCCTTACCCTTGCGGTGTTTTGTGAACTGTGGAAGGTGTGGATTGGCACGTCCCATTCCATAGGAGCGTATAACAACTCTTTTGCTATATTTATTCGTCAGCTTTCCTTTAGACATTACGCATTAACTCCTTTTACTGGGCCATCCATCGTAAAGTGCACGTTGAATGCCATTGATCGTCGCTCTCCTTTTGACCTAAATGGATACACCTGGTGTGTAAGCCATGAAGGAAACATGTAAAAATCCCCAACTTCGGGCTTGACTATGTAACTGTGTCTTGCAAAATGGTTCGGCATGGACCCAAGGAACTCCAGGCATCCAGCTGTTGGATGGTGATCCTCCTTCGCATATTCTTCCTCGAATCCTAGTGGGATCTTCAAAAATGCCACGCCGGATAGGTTTGCATCGTGAATATGCACAGGATTAAAGTCTCCTGCGTATTGTGATACTACCCAAACGCGGAATGCAACCTTGCTTCCCTCGATGGGTTCCTTATCAATCGTGTGCTTGTAGTACATCTTCGACATCGTGACGAGGAACTCCGGAAAATTTTTAATCCTATTATGATCAATTGCTATTTCCTTCCTGACATTGCCTGCAAGATTATGCGACCAGTCGCGCTCCCTACTCAGCTTCTCGTCATTGAGAATCCTATCGGCCTCCGCATTCGCGAGATTAACAAATCCCTGTGGCATTTTGGTCTTCAATATACTAGGACCAAAAGGCTGATAGATGTCATACTGCAACTCCTGCTTAGTCACCGTTTGTTCCTTCCCATTTGTCAAAGTCAATATCATCGTCTTCACCTTCGTCAATGATGTCAGTGATCTTCTCGACGATCGCTTCTTCCTTTGCATGTAATGCCTCTAGCTTATCAAGCTCTTTCCTGATCTTTTCTAGAGGTGTTTTCTTTTTAGCCATAATTGCCTCCTATAGCTTTTCAATTTTATCAATCCACTCCCTAATGAGCGGTTTTCCCAACTGCATTGGACCTTGTAAGTATTGTCCCGATCCATAATCCAGAGCGTTATAAAAAATGCTACTGCTATTGTTCCTGGGTCCACGCTACCTCCTTAAATTTATTGTTGCGATCTCGTCCCGGAAGTCACCCCAGCGGTACTCTTCCATGTCGTCAACCCCGTAGTCATACCGGCGTATAAGAATTGACATGACACGTTTAAGCTTAGGACGTTCCTCAGGTTTATTCTTCAGTTCATCCTTTAATTTTAATAGTTTATTG